TCAATCATAATCAGTCATTTATGTTCACAAAATCATGCATTTTTTATGTATTTTCTCTGGGAACGACGGTACAGACGCGGAGCCGGCCTTTCCGGTCTCTGTATATCCCCACAGCTCCGTCCAGATCCGTCCGGTATACAGGAATCCTGCGGCGTTCAAACCGCTTCAGCACTTCCCTGCAGGGATGCCCGTAAGTATTCATTTATACGTCTAAATGATACAATGCAGTATTATTTGAATCAATTTAAGTTGAATTTTACGAGTATTGAATTCAATAAAGAATACCTGTTTGTATTCATAATAGACATAAAAAAGAGACCCCCTCGGATCTCTAGATCTTAATATTAACTTTCTCCCCAGAGAAGAACTCAACCTCAACCGTCTTGTTTTTGTACACTCTCATCTGCTTGACGGTCTGTCTCATCAAGTTGTAGTCATAGTTTTCGATTACACCATCCACCCCTTGAAGATGATAAGCGAACTGCTGAAGTTCATATATTGCCTCTTTTATGTTGTCGTTTAATCTCAACATTTCTTCGTATTCTTTAACGGCTTCATCATAATGCTTACTCGCAACATTGGATATCTTCTCAAATTCATGAATCGGTATGGGATTTATCTTTTGCTGATCAATGGTCTGCCGATATTCCTTTTCAGCACTGTCCAAAACTACAGCAGACTTCCGTATTTCATCAGGTGAACTTAGACTCTTCGTTTTGATGGAGATTAGGGTCCTAAGATTGTCTAGGATCTCATCCTTGTCGACCAGAAGCTTGTTGATCGCTTCCACGAAGATCTCTTTAAGCCTTGTTTCATCTATGGCTGGAGTTGAGCATTTCTTATCCTTGTATTTCGCGTTGCACCGATATACAACCTTTCTATACTTGTCATTGGAATGCCAAACCTTCGATCCATAAGTTCCGCCGCAGTCTCCACATATAATAATCGAGCTGAACTCGCGCACTCCTTTGTTTCGTTTATTATTCATCTCATTCAAACGGACTTGTGCTTGTTCAAACACCCCCTCTGAGACGATCGCTGGATGATGATTCTTCACATAGTATTGCTGCAATTCGCCCTGGTTTTTCACGATTTTCTTGGTAAGGAAGTCCTCTGTGTAATATTTCTGCATTAGGCAATCACCTTTATACTTTTCATTGCCTAGGATCGACTTGACCGTACTAATATACCATTTGTTTTTCCCCGCCGGAGTCTTTATCCCATCTCTTGTAAGATCCATAGTAATTCTGCTTAAGCTCTTTCCCTGTACGAACTCAGTATAAATTCGTCTTACGATTTCAGCCTGTTTTTCATTTATTACAAACTCACCATTCGGACCTTTATCATATCCAAGGAAGTGCGAAAATGATATGCAGCCATGACCATCCGCCATTCTTTTTCTCTGCCCCCAGGTAGTATTCTCCGAAATAGATCTGGATTCTTCCTGGGCAAGTGAACTCATGATGGTGATAAGAAGTTCTCCTTTACTATCTAAGGTCCATATGTTCTCCTTTTCAAAGTATATCTCAACTCCTTTTTCCTTGAGCCTTCTTACAGTTGTCAGAGAGTCTACAGTATTTCTTGCAAACCGGGATACCGATTTTGTAATGATCAGATCAATCTTACCATCTAGCGCATCGGCTACCATCTGATTAAACCCAGCTCTATGCTTTGTATTAGTTGCAGTGATCCCTTCGTCAGAATACATTCCTACGTACTCGAGATCTTCTCGTTCCTGGATGTATCGTTTGTAATATGCCATTTGAGTTTCATAGCTATTTGCCTGCTCTTCATGTTCTGTCGAAACCCTTGCATATCCACAGGCTTTTCTTTTCGTCACAACACCGATCGGTTTTTCTGAATACCGCTGCCGAGATGCTGGAATTACAGTTACTTTCTTTGCCATGTCTTTTCTTCGCCTCCCTTGAAACGGACGATAACAATATTTTCATGAACTTCGATTTCCTGTATATCGCAGTAGATTCTCATGTTCAAATTATCAGGATGTCCAAGAGCACTTGCCGCACATGCAAGGAGCTCTACCTCTGAAATTGATCTCACTTTACATGCTGCCTTATTCGAAGCTCTAACCTTGCAGCACCATGTCTTACCGTTGGTTTGATTCATTCTTCTAAACTTATTGCCACAATACCCGCAAATGATCCTACCAGAAAGTGCTTTTAAGACTTCTATGCTTCGCGCTGCGGTGCGGACTTCTTTGTTAGCAATATGAAGTTCAATGCGATCATCGAATACTACTGCATAGGTAAGCCGTTCATTCTTCCGAAGTGTTCTTCCCTTTATTTCTTCAAATTCAATAGTCCTGAGCGGAAGAAGATCACATTCTCCGATCTTTCTTTGGTTGCACTCTAATCTGTCACATGGGTCCTTTATCCGTCCACTCACAAGATTAACTGCTTTCCCGCATTTTCCGCACTTTAGCAATCCAGCGTATTTGCTCTTTTGATAACCGTAATTGTCACAGGTTTCAGATCGTCTTTGAAGTCTCTTTTGAACGGTCTCAAAATCTTCCCTTGAGATAATCGGTTCATGTGCATCGGTAATCAGGACCTGCCGCTCTTCACCGCGATTAACTTTTATCTTACCGGGTTTTTCCGAAAAGTATTTCTGTAGTTTCAAATCCCCAATATATGTCTCCGATGTAAGGATGCGTCTCACGGTAGTCCGGCTCATCAGATTCCCTCTTAACCCTTTGACTCCCTTTTCCTTTAAATCTTTCGTGAGTCCCTTAATAGACGCACCGGCGAGATAAGCATGATATATGTATTTCACCCACCTAGCTTGCTCTTCATTGATGATGCATCGGCCTTCTGCCTCGTCCCAGTCATATCCAAAACAGGCACTATTTTTATCAGCCCCTCCATAATCTATTTTCTTTTTCTTTGCCCATTTCACGTTATTGGAAATACTCTCTACTTCAGCCTGTGCAAAGGCTGCTAGGAGCGTAAGAAGGAGCTCGCCATCGCCGGTGATCGAGCTGATATGCTCTCTTTCAAATCTCACCTCGATGTCGAGTTCCTTTAATTCTCTTATACTTTCAATAAGATCCACCGTATTCCTGGCAAATCTAGATACCGATTTGGTAAGGATAATGTCGATCTTACCATCCCGTGCATCATTCATCATCCTGTTGAATTCTTCTCTCTTTTTTATTCCAGTCCCCGATACGCCTTCATCTGTATATATTCCTGCAAATTCCCATTCGGGGTTACATGTGATTAAATTTGTGTAATACGATACCTGGTTAGAAAGCGAATGCAGTAAATTGTCACTATCCATGGATACTCGTGCATAGGCCGCTACTCGTTTTCTTTTGATTGGTTTCTTCTTCAGAGGAAGTTTAGCTATTTCCATTCGTTATGCTCCTTTCGTATTACTATTACCGCTCTGAACCTGGTGAATATCAAGCAGAGATTGATACAAACTTCGGATATTTTCGCATTTATATTTCTCATTCATCATGGTCAAAAATTGGCTGTACTCTTTCCCTGATATAGTGCCCACCTTCAAGAATCTATAGGCCATGTCCATCGTGATCAAGAACTTTAATTCAGCAGTTTTACCCATAATAAACACCTCCTACCAGGTAGCCCTGGCAGGAGGTAAAATCTGACGTTTCCTCAGTCTTTCATATAATAATCGCAAACATATCCATCGGCCCGAAGGACCAGTCCGTTGGCCCATGGTGGAACCCGTCCCATCTGTTCACAGATCGCTTGAAGACTTGTATTCGGGTCTGCTTCGATAATTAATTCATCATGTACATGGGCGACAATACTGCAATTTCGAAGGGTCTTCATGGCATACATCAGAATGTCTCTGGATGTACCCTGGACGATATTCTCGACGAATTTGGGGCCATAACTTTCGATCCGTTCCCATTTCTTGGTACCGCCTACGCCTTCATAAGTGACGGACTCTCCACCAAAACGGTTCTTTTCGATGCACGGCTTCACGTAGCAAAGGTTCCGTCCGGAGGGAAGCGTGATAAAAAGCATACCGCTCTGGTAATAAAACTTGATTCCCTTTACCACCTGCATTTTCCTTTCCCGAATCACCTTTTTTACAGCACGATCCACTTCCCACCAAAACTTCACGATATGCGGATTCGTCTTCCTCCAAGCATTCACAAGTGGCTGCAGCTCCTCTTCCGAAAGGCCCATGTCGATTGCGCCCATTGCTTTGAGCGCTCCGATCGAACCACCATATCCAAGTGCGAGCTCTGCGATTTTTCCTTTCTGGCGGAGATGTCCATTCACGCCGTGTTTTTTTACCGGGACCTTAAACATTTGGCTAGCTGAAGCGCAGTAAATATCACCGCCATCTTGAAATACCTTGCTACGCCACAGCTCGCCAGCAAACCAGGCAATGACTCTGGCTTCAATCGCTGAAAAGTCTGCAACATAGAATTTCATCCCATCTGCCGGAATAAATGCGGTGCGGATAAGCTGGGAAAGCGTATCTGGAATATCCTCATACAAAAGATTCATTGCTTCCGTGTTTCCACTGCGAACCAAAGCTCTTGCCTCAGAAAGATCACTCATATGGTTCTGTGGAAGATTTTGTAGCTGCACGAGTCTCCCTGCAAAACGGCCAGTACGGTTTGCACCATAGAACTGAAACATCCCCCGGCACCGATTGTCTCTGCATGCGGCATTCTCCATCGCCTGATACTTTTTGACCGATGACTTGGCAAGCTGCTGCCGAAGTTCCAGTACCTTTGAGACATTCCCTTCTGTGTCATCAATAAGAGAAGCAACGACTTTCTTTCCTAAAGTCTCTGTCTTTAAACCGTTATCCGAAAGCCAGGATTTCATCTGAATCACGCTGTTTGGATTACTAATACCAGTAAGATGCTTCATTTTCTTAGTCAGCTTACTTCGGGATATTTCATCAATCGCAAGCGCCTGCTTTACCAATGTCATATCGACGCGAATTCCTCTGTCATTAATCTCCTGATCCAAGTGATATTCATCCCATACAAATTCCGGAACCGGAAACTTCGCGAGCCTTTGTTGGATCTGCATTTCTGTCTCAACATCTCGGATGTTGTATACCTTGTATCTTTCCCACTTATCCGGTGCATGCTCCGGAAGATTTCGCGTGCGGCCATGATTTGCTTTTGTCGGGCTGCAGGGAACTGAGAAGAAGCGGATCAGATCCTTTCCCTCTATGAGCTTCTGTTTCTCAAGCCCAAGGACGGCACCGACGCCTTCAAGAGAAAGCGGAAGCCCCATATAGGCTGACCACACCATCGAGCATTTCCAGGATGCCGGATTCAGAAACCTTACACGCTCGGTCGACAACAGATGGTGATCATAAAACGGATCAAGGCTCAGCCCCATATCCGACAGATACCTGGACAGACAGACCCTTTCAAACTGTGCATTAAACGCCCATTTCGTTACTTCATCATCCGTTAGCGCATCAATGATCTCCCCCGGAAGCTTCTCGCCACAGGCAAAGTCAATTGTTGATACTGGACCGCCATCCACGCTGTACCCGAACAGAAGGATCTCAAAGTCTGGGCTTTCTGCATATTTATAAACGCCACACTTTGGCAGGCTCACGGAAGAAAACGTTTCGATATCAATTTCAAGATTCTTCACTTCATGTCCTCCAATAAAATATGGGCGGCAGAGGAAACTTCATGCCGCCCTAGGTGTATTACTTCATAAGATTTTCCATGCGCTTGTCGTGATATTCTTTATCACGTTCAGCCTTCCTTTTACGTTTCTCACGTCTATGATCATGGATCAAGTTCTCAATCAAAGCCACGGCCCAGGAAATAAGCAATAGTGAGAAACATCCAAGCAAGAGATCCATGACTGCGATCGTCAATACGATTACGATTGATACGTCCATATTTCACGCCCTCTCTATGCCAGGAAATCGTCATCATCCAGTGCTGAGAAATCTTCTGCTGCACTAGTTCTGTTTCCAAGCGGCTCTCCATCACGCACCTTCTGGATATTACCAAGGCCGCAGGCAACGCCTTTGTTGCCGTTGGAATTAAACGCAAAGAAGCTAAGCGATACGCGGGCATAGCATCCGCTGTACACCTCATTTCTATCAAGAATCGGCTTTACGGCTCGATCTACGATCTGCGGCGCAGTCTTGGAGTTGGCGTTCACGAAGTAATGTCCCTTGTAGGCTTCATCGTCACGCTCCACATCACCGTCTCGAAGAGGGAGTTTGATAGCGGCTTTGTTCGGTTTTTTACCACCGAACTTGGCGATACCTTCCTCGATAGCTGCATCGATTGCTGCGTTGATGGCATTGATTGTTTCTGTATCGTCCTTTGGAATCAAAACAGATACGGAATACTTCTCTGCTCCACCGTTAATGGATTCCGGCTCCCAGCCGTGGAAATAAGAAAGTCTTGTGTTGATTCCTGTAATAACTTTTGTCTTGGAATTTTTGTTCGTATTAGCCATATTACATTTCCTCCTTGATTTCGTTAAATTCGTTTATGGCATTTGCTATCTTCATTGCTGGACGTTTGTCTGTGATCGGAACTAATGTCGGCTTACCCGGCGGTTTATAGATGAAATTACCGAGAACATCATCAAACTTGTCTTTTCCCATGAGTTTTTGCATTTCTGTAAGCGGAATGAGCGACCGACGGTAAATATTCATATATCCGGCCTCCTTTGCCGCTTCTGCGACTTTCTCTTCGTCGCGGTATTTACGATTTGACCGTCCTTCAACCACTTTGAATCCGCTCCATTTCTTACCATGGTTAACCGCTGAATCCGTTGCATAGGCTGTAACTTCATTCGCCCACTTAGTAAGATCAGGAAGCACTGTAAGGATTTCTTCAATTTCTGCATCGGTAAGAAGCGGTGGAAGTCTAAATTCCATCTGCGCAAGTTTTAGCTTTTCATCCGCCCTTGCCCTGCAACGAACCGCGGCCTTGCAGAATCTGCACCATTCACCCGGAACGTACTCACCTTCACCGTGATAGGCCATCAGTGCCCTCAATTTAAGGTCGTTTTCTGCCCAATTTTTCAAATTCTCTACAGAAACCGTCCAGGTGCTAACATTAGCGCGCCTTGGCTGGAAAATCGTCATGGAAACCTCTGCGATGTCATAAAGTGAATCGTAAAGTTCCAATGCTCCCAGCGCATAGAGCTTCATTTGTGGGTTGTTTTCTGCTTCCACCAGAACACCCTGCCCATATTTAAAATCAACAATATGGATCTTTCCATCCGCGATGAGAATGCAGTCGCCGGTTCCAAATCCGTCTGGCACATAACAGGAGAAATCCAGATGCTGCTCAATCAGTACGATCGGATCCTTGCAGACCTGCTTTACTGCTTCGTATTGCTCCATAACAAACTGTACATACTCATCCGAACACTCTTCCATCTCGTCTGAGTCATACCCCGATACCGGACGTTTGCTCCTCATGTGAAGAGCTTTCTTCAATTTGTGTTCACAAAGTGCATGTGCGGCCGTTCCTTCTTTTGCAGCTTCTGTCTCCACATCATCAAATTCTTGCTCAAGTCTTGCTGAAGGTGTGCAATTGAGCCAGCGGTGCGATCCGGATGGCGAAAGAATCGAATGTCTCCTCATCAGAGCACCTCCGCTTCCTGGATAATCGCAGCATACTGATCCGGATCGACTTCACTGAGGCGATTTGCCCCATGCCGCTGGATAATCATGCGTACCTCAGCGGTATGCCCTTCTCTGCTCTTTTCTGCAAGGATTCCTCTGATTTTTTCAAGCGTGATCGTTGAAGGTTTATTTCCAAGCACCTTCTCTTTCTTCGGACCGCTGTCCATTCCTTTGCTATCTTCCTGCATGCCTCCGGCCAGAGCCTCGATCGTCTCAGACAACGCCATGAGTTTTTTTGCAATATCAAGCATCAAACGTTTCTGATCCATTTTCATTTCCTCCTTTCTCACTTTCTGAGATCGCAATCTCACCTACACGGTCACCAGGAATTAGGACAGTTACTCTTCTCTTCTCTCCGAAAAAAAATCGTAGAAGCCTTTCCCTGATCGTGACACCCTTGCAGGTAACGATTCCATCCACCCTTGGTTTTTTTGAAACGCTAATTTTTAGGCTGTGCTTCATAGCATTCACCTCCTTCTGAGAGTTTTTTCTTTTGCTCTCTACAAGGTAGCCATGCCATGGGTCAGAATCTGACGTTTTTGAACGAAGAAAATAAAGAAGGGCTGTTGCACTAAGTTAGGGAAACTGACTTGGGGCAATGGCCCCAACAGCCCCAAAGAGATGGGGTCGTTATTCTGTTATTTCAGTAGTTCATCGACTTTTTCCGCGCAGCATCATCGTATTTGGCTTTGATAAAGTGGAAATAATAATGCCTGACTGCATTTCTCAAGGAGCTAAGCTGACACCCTGGTTGTGGGCAGGCGAGACGAAGGACGTTTGGGACAAAGATCCTGGTAGATGCGGGAGGTTCGCTGCCACAGCGGAACAGGGTACACACAGGCCAAGCAGAACGGAAAATGAGGACGTTCTGTTTCGTGTACAACAAATACGCTGTTTTCGTACCAGATAACCAGATACAAAGAAATGTTCACGATCATGGCTCATTCCTATTCTGAGATAACTGGAAAAATATTGATTTTTCAACAGAAATCACTTGACATAATAGGGGGGTATTACAATTAAGATAATATATATTATTTAATAATGCAAAAATATGCGAATTTATATTTTTTAGTGCTATAATGAAACGGAAGTCAATTTACATTGATCATCCTGTGATATTTTATCGTAAATAGTATCGCAACGCATTTGTTATTATGGAAGGAGAGAAAAAGTTGTCGATTTTACCGTTGTTCATCTTACCTATAAGGAATTGAAACTTGCTTATTTTTCCGTCATTTGACTTAAAAAATACTTATATATTATTCCTGTGTAAATTAATAATAGTAGTAAAGGAGGTAAGAAAATGACTACTATGAAAAAGAGGTTAGTATCAATTACACTAATGATTACATTATCAATTGTATTTAGTATGTGTATGGGATTTAGTTCACATGCTTCAACTAAATCGGTATATAAACCAGTAATAAGAGCATATGACAAAATCTATAACCATTGTGTTTCTATATATAAGGTTGGTATGACACCAGAGAAAACAGGAATGGAAGTAGATGGCTACGTATTCTCATCTGATGGACTTATTGGTCCTCCGACTGATTATTATCCTGGTATTGGCTATACTTATATGGATATTAATAATGATGGAAAGAAAGAGATTATTTTTGGTAATACTGGCAGTTGTTTTAATTCACATCACCCTAAGAACTTAAATGGAATGCTTATCTATTCTATCTGGACGCAGAAGAATGGAAAAGCTAAGTTCGTTAAGTCTGCTAAGTCTAGATGTTACCTTTTGGTTGTAAGTCCAGGTACGCTTTGTCTTAGAGCGAGCGGTGGGTATAATTACACTGTAAACAAATTCTATAGACTTTCTGGATCTAACGTTAAGTATATTGGAAAGAGACTTAACGGAAAATGGGAAGTTAATGAATCTAAGAGAATTACTAATTGGAAATGGATTGCATAAAAAAGATAAATAAAGGTATAGGAGAAATTAATCTCCTATACCTTTATTTTTTTGGGAGCATGAAATTCTTTCTGTAATTTGGGGCCTTTCATGAGATGAGATATATCTGAATGGGAAAAACTTCCCTTCAGCACCTGTCTACTGTTTATCAGAAATCGGCTGGCATGTCAAGAACACCCGGCAATTCCGGGCGTTTCTGGTTTCGGCATATCAGCT